CAAGGCTTGCTCTTGGAGGTAAATCTCTTGGACACTTGGTAAAGACCGCGCTAAGCTATATTATTTCTGACCTTGAAAACTCAAAAACTCCGTACAAATACAACTCAAAGGATTCTGTCCTATCCGTAGGCAATGCAGATCTCTATTTAGTATCGCTGTCCAGACCAGCAGATATTGTAGGTTATGATGTATGTGGTGCTTATGGGGATGAGATAGATGATCTCGGTTCTGTAGCTGTATCTTCTGCTTCTGATATGACGTATGAAGCGATCAAAGCTATCAATGAAAGAACACGACAAGTGATACCGGGCTTTAGAGCTCCCTTCATAAAATTTGCTTCTACTTCTCAGGGGCAAAGGGGACTCTATCGTGCGGTGTCTCAATTCAATAAGGAGAAAACAGGGTATGTTAGAATTAAGGCCAGAACCAAAGATAATTTCTATCTTAAAAAGGATTATGTTGACTCTCTCTATAAGTTTTATACTGAGACGGAAGCTAAAGTTTACTTGGAAGGAGAGTTTCTTTCTGTTGGTTCAGGCCGTATCTTCCCTGACTTCGACTGGAATGAAAACTTTGACCGGATACCGATGGATAGGATGGTTTATCCGGGGGAAGAATTATATTGGTCTCAGGATTTTAACATGGGTTACTTCAGAGGCTGCGTTGGAGTCCTCCGAGGAAACGCGATATACGTTATCAAGCGGTATGAGTTCGATCAGATAATGGATGCACCACGGGTAGTCAGGCACGATTTCCCGAGCAACAAGATCATCTGGATACCGGATGCAAGTTCTAATAATGAGATCATGACATTCGCTGCAGAGCTTAGAAAGTACCAGATTTTCTGGGCCTTTAGGGGCAAGAATCCTAATGTTGAGGACACAGTTTTCTTGGTGAATAAGCTTATGTACGCACGAAGACTTGTCTTTACCGAGATGGCAAAGGAACTTGCCGAAGCTTGCTCTCTTGCACTCAGAGACCCAAAGACCGGTATGATCCCAAAAGGTGTGGGCAAGAGAAGTCCTATACACGATATAGATGCTCTGCGGATGCTTTGCTATTTTCTGATCTTCAAACCAGCAATGAAAGACGTGCGAGACCTCACGATCAAGCGAAGACTGGAAGAGTGGAAGAATGAGGAAGAGTTCTCCGGTGACAAGAGCACAGCGAGTAACATTGTAAAAACTGGGGGCTACTCAGTAATTGGACCAGATTTACTATAATTTACTTGACAGGATATTAAAAATATTATTTCAATAATTTAACGACTAAGAGGTGGCAAGTGATAGACTTTAAAAAAGATATATGGCCCATTATAGAAAACGAGAAAGTATCCTCTGTTGTGGCTGACAGCAAGGTAAAAATCACTAACGCAAAGGAATTTAAACCGTTGCCTCCTGCAGCGTTGACTTTAATCAACGCAAAAGTAGAAAGTGACATGAAATCGAGTACAGCTAAGTACTCAAAGGAACTCAAAAAAGACCTGACCTCTTATAGCGATCTGCGAAAAAAGGCAAGCTCTTTTGGCGATTTACTGTTAACCAATCATAAGTCAGGAGCAAACCTGATGACTACAATGGACAGTATGGTTCAAAGAGATGTCACTCCGTTCATGGCGAACGGTTTCGGAGGCTCAACACAATTCGCTAATAATAATATATGGATAAGCCCTGCGGAAGCAGCACTGATATACTCCGGTAAAGGTATACCGGAGTTAATCATTGAAAAGAAATCCCATTCACCACTACTGAATGGTATGAAAATAAAGAACCCGAGACTATCTCCAAAGGACCTCGACATACTTGCTGAGGATATCATTAAGCACCAGTTTGATATGCGCGTGGTCGAAACAATCAGAGATAGTCTGGTGTTCGGTGGGGCTTTAATGTTCCCCAAGCTCAAGAAGGATTCCCCTCAAACTACATTCATGTCAATCGAGCAGCTTGTAAAGTATGGTATACTCGGCAAAGACAGTGTAGAAAGATACATCACTCTGGACAGATGGAATGTAGTTTTTACTCCGGACTGGAACCCACTCTCAGCGAGCTTTCAAAAACCGCACTCTTACTTCATACCATTTCTTGGTTCTGTAATGAATGCTCAAAGATGCTCACGCGTTGTAACTTCACCAGCAGCAGGATACTGGGGAAACATTATGACTCTTGGCTGGGGTGTTTCGGATATTCCCGGATGGATTGAGTCAGTTCTTAACTATGATGCAGTAATGCAAGCAGTCCCATTCATGATCAAACAGATGTCATTACTCTCCCGTTCACTTGATACTTCAGGTATGAGTGCTATGGAAGGAGCGGCAATGCTTGATATGATGGGTGACGAGAATACAACACGAAATAGAAACACTGGACCTGACAGTATCATTGACATTGACACCATCGGTGAGCTAAAGGCTATACAGAGGGATTTCAAGCAGGTCCCTGAGCTTGTCCGATTGATCAGACAGGACGTGGGTGCGAGAGCAAGATACCCTGAAGAACTTATCTGGTCATCAGAAAGAGGGTCATTCTCTTCAGGTGACTCAAGTGACTCGGCTTTCGAGAAACAGACAGAAAATGTTCGTTACACACACTTGAAGGTTGGTAAACAACTAAAAGAAGTTGTAATGATCTTCGTTATAAATAGTCTTGGTACATCGGACAGAATTTTAAAAGCTCTGCCGTACACAACAATTGAGTTTGATAATCCAAAGCTCTCCAATGCTAAAGACAGGAGTGAGATTTCCGCTAAGATTAACAAAGGTATCTTTGACGCTGTTGCATCAGGCATACCGATTCCAATAGCCGTGGACATGGCACAGCAGCTTTCGGACAATGAGTTTACGCTGTCCAGCGAATTACTAGCTGAGCTACAAAAAAGGCAGGATGACAAAGACACGTTTGAAAAAGAAAAGCAGATCCTTGAACTAGAGGCTCTTAGAATTGCTAATCAGCCAGAGCCTACCGAGGGAGAAGATGGAGAAAAGAAACCAGCAAAGGCGAAAGCACCGGCACCTAAAGGCACAGATAAAAAGGGTCATAGCTACTCTGATCCGTTGGAGCAAAAGAAACACGAAAAAATAGGTGGAAGCAGGACTAAAAATACACCGGCAGTTGAGGAAGGTAGAAAATTATGATTGTGACAAAAGACGAAGCTAGCTCTTCAGCTATTATGGTGAAGAATGCAATCCTCGCTCGTTCAGGGGTTTATACTTATTCCCATGAAGAGATGGTCAGACGAGGGCACACTCCAGAAGTAAAGAAGGATTTCTATACTGAGTATAGACCGGCCTCGGTTCTGGTTGCAGCGAAAGAAAAATTCAAGTACGCAGTACTTACCAAAGAACACCCGTCACATATCACTTCAGATAATGTGCAAAAGGTAATTGAGGGTGTAGTCGGCAGTGAAATCGATGTTGTCATACTCGAGAATGAAGAGGTCGCACTTAAAGGTGAGGTCGCTTTCTACACTAAAGATGCCGTGGATTATTACAATTCAGGTGCGAAGGAAACATCAGCACAGTACATCTCAAAAGTCTCCGCTGTAAGTGATCAAGACTACGATTACCTACTGGAAGACATTCAGGAGATACAAGGTTTAGCTTTAACACGTCAGGGACGAGGCGGTTCATCCGTTGCGGTTCTTGATAGTTTACTTTCTGCTGGGAAATCGGTAGAGAAGAATATAAAAGGGGATAAGATCATGGGTCACAAAAACAGTATTTTGTCTTTTTTAGGTATTGGAAAAGCACCGCAGGACGAGTTATCGTCTCTTGTCATGGACAATGTAGCTGGCTACAGCGAGCTTTCTGAACCAGAAAAAAAGGCACGAAGAGCAAAGGTAGATGTTGTACTTGACTCTCTCGTTGATTCACCAGAGAAGAAAGTTTTGGTTGGCACAGTCAGCGATTGCTTTGAGTACTCAAAAGAAGTAATCGCTAAGTCAGAGGAAGTAAGTAAAGGTTTGAAGTCTCTTTACAAGATCTGTATAAACTCAGACAGCGTGGAGCTTCAGGCGACTTTCGATGCGATCAAAGCAGACAAAGAAGAACCTGCCAGCTTTGGTGACAAAGACAAAGACAAAGACGTAAAGGACAAAGCTGATAAGGAAGCTGATAAGGAAGCTGATAAGGATGCCGAGGACAAAGAAGTTAAGGACAAGGCAGACAAAGAAGCAAAGGAAAAAGCTGACAAAGAAGCAAAGGAAAAAGCTGACAAGGAAGCAGAAGGGACTAAGGATTCTCTCAGTCTTGACACAACCATAGCTGCTATCGTATCCAAAGTGGTGGACAGTCTTGGCCCTCAGATAGACAAGGCTGTTGCGAAGCAGCTCGGTACAGAGACAAGCGACAGTTTTCAGACAAAAGACAGTGTTTTACCGGGTTTCGGTGAAGCAAAATCGGATAGTTCTTTCTTACTAAAGAGTACCTTTAGTTAACAGGTAGCGAAAATTGATAAGGAGTCAAATTTATGAATGTTGAAATGACAGGCGATCTATTGTCAGTATCAGGAACAAAGGCATGGAAGGGATCGGAGCTTACTAACGGTTTCCTTATGAGAAATGCTGATGGACGTGTAGCGGCAATTACTCAATCAGGAACATTGGATCTTACAGCAAACTCTGCTGTGCAACAGGCAGTGCCTTTTGGTAACGGTCTAATCAGACTACTCTCAGATTCAGGAGTGGATAGTATCAATGCTCTTAGAAGCGGTGTTCTTGCAGACAGTCTTTACAAGTTTGCTGGTATCGTTAAGTACGAGCCGGGCTGGGCGATCTCACATCCAGTGCAGAACTGGGGAATCCCAGCGTTCTCAAAATTTACCTCGATCACTCGTGGTATGGTTGGTTTTAAATTCAGCCAGAAAGCAGGACAGTCTGACGCAGACTACCTCGCGTTTATTAAAGGTGACAAATCAAAAGTTACAGCGATTGACACATTCGATGATTGGATGACTGCTCTTGCTGCAGCGACCGTAATTGGTAGCGCCTTGTATCTCATGATGTCAATCACTACAGGTTTCCCAAGAGTAATGGTTGGTGTTGCTGATCGTACTGCGGTCACAGTTCCAGTAGGTTACGTGCTTGTTGCTGAAGCTGTAATCTTTGAGCCTGAAAACGCGATGCTCGGCTTTGAGCTTGACGGTAAGGAAGTTTATGGCGCTGCTGGTGTAGCTCCGGACACAGCTTTCAATATCACTTATGATGATAATGGCGCTGACTCTGGTACAGTACCTGTTGATGCAACTGACTATGTACTTGGTGACGAAGCGACTATCGCTGGTAACACAGGAACTTTGGTGTTAGCTGCCAAGACTTTCAGCGGGTGGAATACATTAGCGAACGGTAGTGGTGTTACATATCCTGCAGCTACGACTTTCTACATCGGTGAAGATACCACGCTTTATGCGCTATGGCTATAAGGGATAAAAGGTAATAATTAAATGGAACAGCAAAAGGTAGTAAACTCAACAAGAGCTTTTAACGGATTCAGAGATAGAGCAGAAAACATTCTGCAGAATCTTTTCCCACAGAGCTTTGATTCAGGTCAGGTACATGGTGTACATATAGGGGCTCAAAATGATATTGACCCTGGGATGAAAGGCGGTCACAGAATCCCTGCGACACCTTCTACAATGGGCTCAGCTCTTTTCTTTGCGACAGCAGACTCAGAAATGAATCCTGCAATGATCGCAAATGAGGGTGCGAAAAGAACAACATGTGAGAGAAGAGTTGATGAATCTCTCATGAAGATGGCTTCAGCAACCGTTGACAGTCTCATGTCAAAAGGTGTAGAGAAAGAAAAAGCAGAGTCTCAAGTGCTTGACTCACTGACTACACTGGGCTGGTATGATAAATCAAGTGGGAAGTTTGTCGTGGAGAGAGTTTCTTCTGCAGTAAAGGACTCAGTGCTTGAAGGTATGGCTACTCCGTCTTGGAATATTTCTGTTCTGCAGAAAGTATTTCGTCAGCCTTTCCTTGAAGGTTACGCGAACAAACTTGTTTGCCCTCAAGCGGTACCGAATATGTGGGCTGATCTTGTACAGATTTTCACAGCTTCTTACGAAGGTCAAGCTCGTGTGAGCTCAGTGTCAAAAGGTACAGGAGAGTTTAACACTTCTGTTGGCGCAAAAAATCGTGTGAACACCATGATCTCTGAGGTTATAAACCTTGTAATTGATTATGAGTCACCAACACCGAATGAGCTTCATGTTCTCGGTCAGCAAGGAAACTTTCTTGGCGGTCAGCTTATTGGGGATAGAGACCAGTACTCTAATCTTATGCTTAGAACACTGAAGAATAACCTCTACTATTACGGAGCAGAAGGTTTTGATGGTCTGTATCAAGTAGCTGATAGAGATTCTGCTGCAGCTGGTTCAATATCTACAATGGAGCTTTATTCTGGAACACCATTGAATAGTATCTGGGACAGTGAGATGACTTCAGGTGCTGCCGGTCTTACTACTGGAGCACAGATTGTGAAAGCTTTCACATACATGTTTGGTGAGATCATGGAGTCTCTAAACTTCATGCCGACCTCAGTGAGAATCGCTTGTTCACCAACTGTTTATAAGGTCCTTAAGTTTGTCCTCACCAGTGATGCTTTTGTCCAGAAGTCTCCACTATCTTTTATCGGAACTGCTTTTGAGTTTGGTAACAAGGTTATCGGAACTATGTCTACAGAAGGTCTTGACAGAGGATGGTCTTCTTTCGAGCTTATGCCAGACCCAATGCTTTCAGCTCAAACTCCAGGGAATCCAAATGACTACGATGTTATGTTCATTACTTTTCCTGAATGGCAGTCAGCACTGGACCCAAGCAATCTAACTGATGTTATTATTGCTCCGGTTTTGGTTGAGAACATGATTCTTCCTTCGGCTCCCGGATACAGAGATGGAACTGTGAGAACAGCAATGACAAGAATAGGTTCACTTCTTGCTCCTGTTGAAAGATCAGTGTTTTGTATAAAAGGCTTCGGAGTTCAGTAAAATCTAGTTTCACGGAGAGAATATAAATGGCTATTAAGTACGTAAAAAATACAGACGACGCGACAATTATTTGTAGGATCGCTTCTGACAAAAAAAGAAAATTTGTTTTCAACGCAAAAAAGATGAACAAGAATGACGGTACTGTCTTGTCAAATGGGTATACCGAGGTCTCAGATGAAGACCTAGCGATACTCAAAGAAGAGAGTACTACCTTCAACTACTATGTTAAGCTCAAGAAAATCACTGTCGTAGACAATCTGCCTTTTGAGTCTATGTCTGTTGAGCAACTTGTTATCGCGCTAAGAGCTGAGAATGCGTTACTGAAGAAAGCTTCTGGAAAGGGAAGTTCTGCTAAGGTTGTAAAAGAATTGAACGACCTCAAAGCAGAGAACGATGAGCTTAAAGAAGTAATCGCAAAGCAAGCGGGAGAGCTCGCCAGCATGGACTCTTCGGATGAAAATGCTGAAGAACTTGCTGAGGCTCTTACTAAGATAGCAGAACAGGAAAAAGTTATCGAAGCCTTGGACTCGCAGCTAGTAGTAGCGGTTGAAGAGTCTATGGTAGTAAATGCAGAGGAAAAAGAATAAATGGAAACGGTCAGTTTATCACAAGCTGATCAGGCTCTTTTTGTTTCCGGGCTACCTGCGCCAATCACACCTCAAGATTGGCGCAGATATCACCTGCAATCTTTCCCTGTCTTCGCTGATGAGGACAAGGCAGAGGTAGCAGCGGAGATACTGGCAGAGGCTATTTCAGCTGTCTACTCTATGTGGGTAGGAGTTTCATATCTCTGGCAAGGACACGGGAGTCAAGTATGGGTTGAAAAAACCAGACTGTGCTACAGGTTGCTAATTTGCTGGTATATTGCTGACCTTTACCCTGAGTTCGCGAGGGGTATACTTAGTACGGGAGGAATGCCGATAGGTCGAAAAAAGATAGGTCCTATAGATATTACCTTTAATAAAGAAGCACTAACAGCAGGTTCCGCAGACCTTCTTGCACCATTACTCTCAAATCCTTTCGGAGCAAAAGCTCACTTAATGATAAAGACTACATACCGAAGAATGAAAATTTCTAACGGCAACACAACACCACCGGTCGCAAGGAGTTATAATGTTTAAAAATAAAGAAACAGAATTATTATACTTTTCTACAAAGGTTGAATTGAGAATAAGTGGAGTTACATACAGACCGACTATATGTTACAAAGTACCTCCTTTTGCGAAAACAAGTCTGGATAAACTTGCAGAAAAAG